GGGTTCAAATGCACTGTTAAGAATAATGTATCATTCTGTAAAAACATACCAAATTGTGATAAATTAAAATCAACATCTTGCACATTGTATATTCCACGGATTGTGTAGATATCGGGTGAATATTTTCTATCTCTATTTTCTAAAAACAGCAAATCTTGTATGGTTCTTTCATTTAAAGAATCTCCAGAATATTGCGGTTGTGACGGAGATGAAGGACCATCTTTATTATCATCTCCCTGATCATAAGGTCCTAGATATTTGTGGAAATGTAGGTCGGTTCCGCCGACAGTAAACATCTCCTTGATGTTACGATCAAAGAATTTGTAGTCATTGCCCTTTTCAGGCTTAAAAATGGATAATCTTGGCATATCATACATATTTATTGCACAGGCAAAGGCAATAAATATCAGTATGTCAGAACTACAAACAGGCCAACAAGAAATATTTGATTACGTAAAAAATAACCTCGGTGAGGGTATGATTGACGTTGAATTAGACCCAAAACACTATCAAACGGCGCTTACTAGAGCAATTGATAGATACAGACAAAGATCGTCGAATGCCGTTGAGGAATCTTATGCTTTTCTTGAATTAAAAGAAAATCAAAACACATATATTTTGCCTGATGAAGTAATAAATGTCAGAAAATTATTTAGAAGAACTGTAGGTTCCAGAACTGAAGGTGGAGAAGGTGGTACATTATTTGAACCATTCAATTTAGCATACACAAACACATATTTGTTAAGAGCAGGTGCAACAGGCGGACTTGCAACTTATTTTGCTTTTGCAAGTTATCAAGAATTGATAGGTAAATTGTTTGGTTCATTTATTCAGTTTCATTACGATGTTGCAACCAAAAAATTAACAATTACACAAAGACCAAGAGCAGACAACGAAACTGTTCTAATGCACACAGACAATTTTAGACCTGATATAACATTATTCAAAGATGTTTATGCAAAACCATGGATCAGGGATTATGCACTTGCAGTGTCAAAAACTATGCTAGGAGAAGCAAGAGGTAAATTTAATACTATTGCTGGACCACAAGGAGGCACAACTCTAAACGGTGCCGAACTTAAACAGCAAGGACTTGCTGAAATGGAAAGACTAGACACAGAAATCGGCAACTTTGCAGAAGGTGGTACACCACATAGTTTTGTTATTGGTTAATTCATTATCAAATCATTTTAAATACGAGTGTCATGACAGATTCTCGATATAAAAAATACAAAGATTGCAGTATAGATGACCTGGAACAAATTGTTACAGATTTAGAAAATATGTCAATCTCTGCACTTAAAAGTAAAAAATTAGATATCAGACATAAAATTCTTGGTGCGGTAAAAGAAGCAAAATTAGTCATTGAAAAACGTTTAAAAAAATAGTATAATCAATATATGTTAATAGGAATTGTAGGACTAATAGGTTCAGGCAAAGACACAGTTGCACAAAGACTGGTGGCACAACATGGATATAGAAGAGACTCTTTTGCAAAAAGTTTAAAAGACGCAGTAAGTTCTATGTTTAATTGGGATAGAGAATTACTCGAAGGCACAACAGATGCCAGTAGAGAATGGCGAGAACAACCAGATGAATTTTGGAGCGAAAAGATGGGTAAACCAGTAACACCTAGATGGGTTTTACAATATTTTGGCACAGAAGTAATGCGTGGTCAAATGTATGATGGTATGTGGGTCGACAGTTGTATTGGGAGATACAAAGGTGAAAATACTGTGATTTCCGACACAAGATTTGTGAATGAAATTGCAACGATAAAAGCACATGGTGGCAAAATCATATTAGTAAAAAGAGGGGAATTACCCACGCAAAAAGAAATGCAACAACGTGGTGCACATAAATCTGAATGGGATTGGATTGGATCTGAGTTTGATTATGTTATTGAAAATAATGGCACTAAAGAAGATTTATACAAAAATATTGATAATTTAGTCGTCAGCCTCGAGATCACCAACACGCCAACCAAGTCTACGCACACTGCTTAATCTTTGGCAATTTGCACATACAGTCTTCAAATTTGAATTAAGTGTATTCCTTAAATTTCCATCCACAAATAGCACATCTAATTGAATGGAATCTTGCGACTTAAATCCGCATAATTCACACTTATTTTTCTTTCTATACCCAGAACGTTGAAGTGCTGTTATCCCACCAATTTTTTTCTTGTTTTTTTTACGGATACACGAATCGCATAATCTACGCCAATATATTTTATTTCCTTTACGATAGCCATACGCTCTAGGTTTGATCCGGCAATTAGCACATAATGGTCTGACACCTATATTCATACAATGTATTTACGTCGCCTATATAGGTACCAAAATATGTTAAATAATGTCGTAAAAACGTAGCGATATAATAAATAGTTTAGTAATTACGTACAAACTTGCAAGGAGAATACGGAAAATGGCTTTAACATCACCAGGAGTAGAGGTTAGTGTAATAAACGAAAGTTTTTATGTACCATCAGATGCGGGTACAACACCTCTTTTTATAGTAGCATCAGCACAAGATAAAAAACCGGGATCAGGTACAGGCACAGCAGTAGGAACAACATCTGCAAATGCAAATACTGTACACTTGATTTCATCACAAAGAGAATTAACAGAGACTTTTGGAGATCCAAAATTCTACACAGACGCATCAAACAATTCAATTCACGGATATGAATTAAATGAATGGGGACTACAAGCGGCATACTCATTTTTAGGAGTTGCCAACAGAGCATTTATTTTAAGAGCAAATGTTGATATGAATAGTTTGGTTGGAAGTGCCACGGCACCAACAGCAGACCCATCAGATGGAACATACTGGCTTGACCTTGCATCAAGTTCTTATGGAATATTTGAGTGGTCGCAAACAGATCAAAAATTTACAGCAAAAACACCAACGTTGATCACAGCAGTTACTAACCTGGTAGGTGACAGTTCAACAGGTATACCAAAAACTTCAATTGGTGCAATAGGTGATTATGCAATTAACACAACACACGTAAGCAATAAAATATACAAGAAAACAGAAAGCAACACTTGGGTACAAATAGGTTCAAGTGCTTGGCATTCTTCACTACCAGTTTTATCAGTTGCTTCTGGAACAACAGTTACAAATTCAAACAATATGCAGATAAATGGTGTGCAAGTACAAACAGGTGGTACAGCATTATCCGATGTTAATACAGCAATTAACAATGCTAATATTGCCGGTGTTTCTTCAAGTATTAACAGTACTACAAGTAACCTAGAAATATTCCATAATGGTTTAGGCTTTGGAGATTCAACAGCAGGATTCAACACAATTAGACTTGAAGAAGGAAATGGTTTAATGGCTGAATTAGGATTTACAGCAGGAACAAAAAACGGTGTAAAATTTTTACAAGCAAAACACACTAATAGACCAACTTGGAAAACAGCAGACGAAAACAGACCTAATGGTTCTGTTTGGTTTAAAACAACTTCTGCAAATTCAGGTGCAAATATTGTTGCAAAACTTTACAGTTCAGCAAGTGCATCATTTGGTACAGTAGCATCACCATTATATGCTTCACATAATTCTGCAATTTATAACACTGATCCATCACTAGGTGGAACTGGTATATCAGCAGGAACGTTATACACACAATTTAATATAACTGAACAGAGTGTTGATGGACAATCAGATGGTACTCCAAATGTTGGAGATTTTCAATTGTTTAGATATGAAGGTGGCGAAACAATAATTACAGGAAAAACTACAAACCTAACAGGAGCGTTCACGTCAGGTGAATCATTCACAGTTAGAGAATCATTAAAAAATCAAGATGCATTAGATACTGCTAAAACAGTAACAATGGCATCTGGAGACGGATCAACATTAGGTGATGCAGAAGATTTTGTAACAGCATTCAATTCAACTGGATTTACTAATCTAGTTGCTTCTGTTGTTTCAGAAGGCGAGTACAAAGGCGCTATTAGCATTAAACACAACCTAGGTGGTGATTTTAGAATGAATCAAACTAATGGTACTCCATTAGATGATGCAGGTTTAGGAGTTTCACAGGCTCATGCATATGGAACTTTCACAGCAAATTCAACTACATTAATTGATAATTTATATGTTGCTCCAACTGGAGACTCAGAAGACTCAACAGTAGGTAATGAAGTAATAGCAAGTAACTGGAAAAGATTAAGTTACACTGCTAGTATAAATGCACCTAGCAATGAACCTGCTGACGGACAGTTATGGTACAACACATCAGTTGATGAAGCAGACATTATGACACACAACGGAACAACTTGGAAAGGGTATGCAGAAGTTTATTCTACAACTGATCCAAATGGACCACAGTTTAGTGCAACTGCACCAACTACACAATCAGATGGTACAGTGCTTGTCAATAATGACTTATGGATTGATACAAGCGATTTAGAAAACTATCCAAAAATTTACAAATATAACACAGCGGCAACGTTGAGTTCAACAAACACATCAAATCAGGTGAAAGTTACTACAACTGGTGCGGCGTGGGTAGCAGTTGATAAAGCAGATCAAACAACAGAAGATGGTGTTGTTTTTGCTGATGCTAGATATCACACAGCGGCGGAAAAAAATGCAAACAACAGCACACAGGCTGGTACAGCAAGTTCAATTAAAGACTTGTTGAGCGATTCTTTCTTAGACCCAGATGCTCCAGATCCAACATTATATCCACAAGGTATAATGCTTTGGAACACAAGACGTTCTGGTTACAATGTTAAAGAATACAAAAACAGTTACATAACAACACAAAAATATCCAAGTTCAGGATCATCAGGATTAGGAAACCCAAGATACAACAACGAATCAGTTGCAGGTTACTATCCAGACAGATGGGTAACAAAATCAAGCAACAACGCAGACGGATCAGGTACTTTTGGAAGAAAAGCACAAAGACAAGTTGTTGTACAACAACTAAAATCAGAGATCGATACTAACCAAGGTATTAGAGAAGATCAAAGAGGTTATAACGTAATTGCAACACCTGGATATCCAGAGTTAATTCAAAATATGATTAACTTAAACACAGACAGAAACAACACAGCGTTTGTGGTAGGTGACACTCCTTTAAGATTAGAAGGCACAGCGACAGCAATAAGTGATTGGTCAAACAACACAGCAGGTGCATTAGATAACGGAGAAGATGGACTTGTAAGTGCAAGTGATTACTTAGGTGTATTTTATCCTTCAGGATTAACCACAGATAATGCAGGAAACTCAATTGTTGTTCCACCATCACATATGATGATGAGAACTTTAGCAAATAATGACAACGTAGCATTTCCATGGTTTGCACCAGCAGGTACTAGAAGAGGTGTAGTTGACAATGCAACGTCAGTTGGATACATTGAATCAAGTACAGGTGAATTTGAAACAATATCTGTAACGGAGTCAGTGAGAGATTCAATGCATACAGTTAAAGTCAATCCAATTACTTTCTTTTCAGGAGCAGGAATAGTAAACTTTGGTAACTTGACGAAAACATCGGCAAGTTCGGCATTAGATAGAATCAACGTATCAAGATTAGCAGTATATCTAAGATCACAATTAGATTCAATTGCTAAACCGTTTATCTTTGAACCAAATGATGAATTAACAAGAAATGAAATTAAAGCGGCAGTTGAATCATTCTTGTTAGAATTGGTTGGACAAAGAGCGTTGTATGACTTCCTAGTAGTTTGTGATGACACAAACAACACACCTACTAGAATAGACAGAAACGAATTGTATGTAGATATAGCAATTGAGCCAGTTAAATCAGTTGAATTTATTTACATACCGTTAAGAATCAAAAACACAGGAGAAATTGCAAAATTAGGGAACTAATTTTTGGATAAATAGGAGAACAACATGGCAATATCAACATTATCAAAATTTACAGTACCTTTAGCAAACGACCAAAGTAGTGCATCACAAGGCTTGTTAATGCCTAAACTACAATATCGTTTTAGAGCGATCCTGGAAAATTTTGGCGTATCAACACCAAGATCCGAGTTAACAAAACAAGTTATGGATATAACAAGACCACAATTATCTTTTGATCAAGTAACACTAGATGTTTACAACTCAAGAGTATATATTGCTGGTAAACACACTTGGGAAGCAATTACAATTACATTGAGAGATGACGTGAACAATTCAGTAACAAAACTGGTTGGTGAACAAATACAGAAACAGTTTGATTTCTTTGAACAGTCATCAGCGGCATCTGGTATTGATTACAAATTTACAACTAGAATTGAAATGTTAGATGGTGGTAACGGACAATCTGCACCAAATGTTTTAGAAACATTTGAATTATATGGTGCTTACATTGATAACGTTAACTACAACACACTAGCATACAACACATCAGAGCCTGCAACAATAACATTATCAATAAGATATGATAATGCAATCCAAACTCCAACAGGAACAGGAATTGGAACAGCAGTTGCAAGAACTATTGGTACATTAAGTACTGGTGGTGGACAATAGTAATAACAGTTTAAGTTAGCAATTATAATACAGGAAAAGCGTCTTTATAGGCGCTTTTTTTGTGACTATAAATAACAGTATGCCAAAGATAAACGACTTCTTAAAAGGATTTCAAGATGGTCTTCCAGGAATGAAAGACTTCCGTCATGCATCACGATTATACCTTGACGACAACTTTAGGTTGATGCCAAAACAGAAGTTTCTGTTTTATGTAAGATTTCTTTTAGATGATACAGTGGCCTTTGATGCAAATACTTTAAATCCTAATGAAAAAATTGAATTAGGATATCTAGTAAAAAGTTGTGACCTACCCA